AAGCGTCTGGTGAAGGTCATGGGTAAAGACCGGACCCCGGCCGTCTTCTTGCTTATGGACGACTGCATGTATGACCGGTCCTTCATGCGCGACACGTGCATCCGCCAGCTCTTCATGAACGGCCGCCACTGGAAGATCTTCTTCATGATGACGACTCAGTACTGTATGGATATGACGCCCATGATCCGCACGAACGTTGATTACGTTTTTGCCCTGAGAGACAACGTCCGCCAGAACCGTGAGAACCTCTACAAGGCTTTCTTTGGCGTGTTTCCTACGTACGACATGTTCGGACAGGTCATGGACGCTTGCACCGAGAACTACGAGTGCCTCGTCCTCGACAACACGGCCAAGTCCAACAAGGTTACCGATTGCGTCTTCTGGTACAAGGCGCCTGTTCGCCGAAACTTCCGGGTCGGCGGTGCGGCGTTCTGGCAGTATCACCAGCGCTTCTATAACCCCCGGGCGGCCCAGGCCACCCCTGCACAGGCGGCGCCTCGCCCCCGTGGCTCGACCACACTTGTTGTAAAAAAGGCCAAATGAATTTCCTCTTAAAATTCAATGAACTCGTACGATCCTAACGGGGCCGACACCATGTCCACGCCTATCGAGGACCCGAAGCAGGAAGGTCCACCGACCGGACTGTTGAAGTTTGCTCCGGAAAAGAATGTTGACGAATCTCAAATGGCTGACTTCTCCACTCCGATTGAGGAGGTTATGCAGGGGCCCGGTGGCATGATTCAGGATGAAGTTATGGGTCCGCCCATGCCTACTCAGGGCAACAAGAAAACGGCACGCAAGTCAGAGTCCAAGGGCTCTTCCAAGAACCCGTTCGGTATGACTGATGAGCAGTTCACGGCGGCCATTGCTGGTCTGGCTGCAGTGATTGCATTCTCCAAGCCCGTTCAGGGCAAGCTGGACTCGATGATCCCCAAGTTCACAGGTGAAGGCGGTGACCTGTCTCTGACGGGTATGGTTGTGTCGGCTCTGGTGGCCGCCATCGTGTTCTACTTCGCCAAGCAGTTCCTGGCGGAGAAGGCCTAAGGGGCGGACCCGAAGGGTCCTGGTCTTAGTACCCCGGCGGGATCACGAGGCGAGTCGCTACGCGACTCACTCGGTCTCAGTCTCTAATCACCTCCCCGCAGTACTTGCGTTCACCCTTGGCTTCATAGATACCCTTGTCTATGCAGATCATCTTGAGCTTCTTGAAATTCTCCCAAAATTTGTCCGTGTGATCGTACTCGGGCACCGACATGTGCGCAACCTCGTGTATCAGCACGTACATCGCCGAGTTTACATCGCCTCCATCCAGGCAGATGTAAATCTCGTATCCCTTATTGACGTTCGAACCAATGACGCCATCCTTTTTACCCTTTATACCCGTGATAATGGACGGCTTGAGCACCGGGATCCACATGGGGTCCTTGGTTTCCCTGAGAATGTCGAGCATGTCCCAGTACCTCTTTTTGAGGTCCGTGAGCATTTCAGGTTCCTTGTTGAATAACGCGGCTATCATGATCAGGACCTTGAAAAGTCCTGCTGCCAAAATCACCTCGGCGTCCATCTACTACTCTAGTGAGATCTTTTTGAAAACGAATTTTGAGTACAAATCAGACACGAGTCCATTGGGTATGGTAAGCATGGGTTCCCATACCAGTTTTTCAAAGCCCACCTCTTTTAGTTTTGAAATTAAGACCCGAGAGTCCAAGGTGGGTTCCTCACGACCGCCATCTGCATAGAATGGGCCATCTACCAACCTGACCAGGAGCCCCCGGTTTCCTTTGGTCAGAGCAATTTCATTTCCAAATTGATCCTTGAAGTGGCCGAACTGATCAACCATCCCCTCGGCCCTGGCTAGTTCAGGAGTTATACCGATCAGTAAGCCTCCCGGTTTGACCGAAAGGGCCAAGGCCTTGAGTGAGAGTTCGAGCGTCTCTGGGTCATCGAATATGTAATGCAAGGAGAAGTTGTAACAGACGACATCAAAGGGCCCTGCGAACGCCGCCTGCCGAATGTCACCCCGGCCCAGAAAACATACACTCAAGTGCATGTCGAGGGCCCGTTTCTCCGCCTCGAGGAGGGATTCGTCATCCGGATCGATTGCGAAGATCTTAGCCTTGACTGCTTTCCACTTGTGCCAGTCGCCTCCGCGACCACATCCACAGTCCAATACGGTCGATCCAGGTCGGACCCAATTGGTGATGAGTTCACGCTTGGACCGGTTGTGCAGTTTACGAAGTTCGTCCATTGCGTATTTGGGCTTAAAAAATAAGCACTTGTTACTCTTATATATGGGTTCTCTTGAGCAAGATTACCTGACGGTCCCAGGACAGCTTTTTGCGTGCATTTCCTTCGTGGGTCCTGATCAGCCGCAAAAGAATGAGAAGCTCGGGATGAAGATCCGTGGATGCTTCGCGACCCGTGACGAGGCTGCCAGCCACGCCAAGCGCCTCCAGAAGGAGGATGCGATCGTCGACATTTACGTCGTGGACATGTACAAGTGGCTGCTGATCCCCCCGGATCGCGACCAGATCGAGGATGTCCATTACCAGAACGACAAGCTCGAGGAGATTATGAGCAAGTACCGTGAGAACCAGTCGCAGGCCGCGGCGATGTTTGAGAAGCGCAAGCGCGACATGACCGCCAAGCCGATCGCGGGCGACACGCCTTACATCGAGCCCGGGGATGAGAACAGCAAGTTCTACACCAAGCCCGACGTGCCACCGATTCCTCACCCGGCCGACCTTATTGACGACCTGAAGAAGGAGTTCCCGGACATGGAGATGCTCGAGCTGGTCAAGCTGGCCGACGAGCGTGTCGGTGTCGAGATCGCCCGCCGCCGCGCCGCGGAGGAGGCCGAGGCCAAGGCACAGGAGACCATTCCCGAGGGTGATGAGACTGCCGAGGCCTAGGTTTTTTTACGAGCATAAATTAGTATAAATGATTTTCATTCTGTTGGCGTTCGTCATAGGTGTGATACTGGCCTACCTGGCTTATACACACGTTCCGGTGGCGCCAGCCCAAATATCTCAAACTGTTCCAGCGTACGACAATCAGTTTGAGGTATTCAGAGATATGGAGCCGGCCGATCAGACTCGTGAGAATTCATGGGTCGGTTTTTTGCAAGAAAATGTACGAGCTGGCCGCACGGGTCCAATCGGTGACTTTATCGGTGAGGACTCTAGTTCCGGTTCGGCGCCTCTTTTCTATTTCGATTCGATCCCAGAACCTGGAGCCATCGAAGCCACCAAGGCGGTCGCGGGGCAGCCCGTCTCTAAGGTTATTCTTATGGACTCTATAAAGGGTACCGAGACTGAACTCGGCCCAGGGACTCACAAAATCACACCCACGACGAGCTCGATGAAGGTTTATCCTCCGTTGGTCGTCGTGGCCGAGAACGCGACGGGAATTAAGCAGACCACCAAATATGTCGCTGGAAATGCAGTGAGCAACCTGGTTCTGGACAAGTCTTACAAATTTACTAAAGTTACACTGAGCGTACCTTCCTAACTCTTGATCACGACCGGACGCATATTCACAAGAAGGGCCCCGATGATGATACCCAAGAGCACAAGCGCCATGGGATTTCCCTTGAGGCTCTCGAACACGTCAGCTCGGGGAGCGGTCGCCACGTCCCGAGGCTCCTCCTCTTGCATGTAACGCTGCTGCTGCTGAGGCCACTCACTTTCGGACGGGGCGTTTCTTGACTGGGGTTCGTTTTGCTTTAGGAACGGGAGGTTCTCCATCACTACCCTCTTCGTCACTCTCGCTTTTATCTGGTACTACGAAACCATCCAAGTTGCCGTCGTCGTCTGCATCCGAGTCTTCATCTGAGTCTTCGTCGTCGATCACGTCATCGTCGTCGCACGTATCAGACTCGTGAGAATCGTATTCGTCTCCAGAGTAATCGTCCTCGACTTGCTCGATGGGCTCATAACGGACAGGGGGCTTGGAGACGCGACCTGATCGCGTCCGGGGCGGCTCACTGGTCACCGCGACGTCTGGGGAATTTGTCCGGAACGACATCTTCTGCGTAGTCTTTGGTTGTTTCGTTTAAGTACTTGGGGAAGAAGTACAACCCACGGGCCATTGCATTTTGGTTCAACATGTATTCACCTTCATAACCGAGTTCGGCTGCGATAATCTGGAGCTCCTCGGCGTAATTGGAATCATCGGCTCTCTCCACGAAAAGACCCAGGTTCCTGATATTCTCGATGGCTCCATATAGGGCAGCGGCCGACTTGTCGATGCTGGCAGTTCCAAGGTGGAACTCGAACGTCTTCATGTTAAAAAGAAACTCCTTCCATGTGGCTTCGTCGAGACCCGAGTACACATGGACGCGCTTTTCATAAGCGACAAAGCGACGACCTTGCGACATTGGGAAAAACATCCATAAGAAAACCGCCAGTAGGACTACCCACAATAGCAACATCTTTGAGTTGCTCTACTAATGATGGCGAAAGAATATAGTCTTCGCCTCTGAACTCGGTGCACTCTTCGTCGAAGCACCGCTGATGGATTTTACCATCAAATACAGAGAACCAGACGTGGTTCGACTTGTGTTCGTCTCCGATGCGTTCACAAAACTTCGAATCCGTCTGGACAAACCACCCGTCGTGCTCGTGTCTCTGAACCTTCTTGACGCGCGCACGCCGCTGACCCATCATGTACTGCTGAATGTACTCCTCGAGAGGGCCAGTCTGACCGAGCACCTCCTGGGGCCGTGCGTCTTCACTCGTCCTGACGGCAAACAGAGCCATGATCTCGGCACTAGGTTCCTTTGAAAATTCACGCGTGAAGGTGCCGTCAGGTCCCGTGCCGCGCCACGGCAAGTACGGGTCTCCACTCGGCTTCTTGTGGGACCAGAGCATGCGAAGACCCGACCCTCCATAGACGGACGCATCAACCACCTTGTCCCAGTCAAATTCATGGTACCTACTCAGACCTAGAATGATTTTTGTTCGTAAATTCATAGCCTGGGTCCGAGTCACGATCAGGTCGGGCCAGTGAATATGAACTCCAGATTTTATACCTTCTTTGACGGGTCGAGGAAAGGCCCGAGCGATGAGACACTGGCCTCCGTCCACCTCTTCCGCAATTATGGAACAAAATTGGATGAGATCTTCATCCTTGAGTTTTTCCTGAGCCTTGTAGTCAAGGTCCACGAAAAATTTGAAATGATCAGTCTTCTGTTCGACCACATACAATTTCGATCCTCTGACGAGGTCCACACAAGACTGATAGAACTCTCGAGTGTCTTCAGTCGGCACGGACAGGATCCCACCGTCCATAAGGACATGGGTCGCGGGACCACTCGGAATCCGCCACCGATCCATTACTTACTTACTTACTCTTCGTCTGAACTCTCTAAGGTTAGGAACGCCCAGAATGGCTTGATGCGGTACGTTTTCTTTTTGGGTTCGGCAGCGGGCGGCACCTCGGCCGCCGCAGCCTCTTGGACCGCCTCAGCCTTTTCAATTTCGTAACACAATCGGCGAAGGGACATTTCACTCGCAAGTTTCTGAGGATCCGAACCGTCCGCCCTGAGGCTGGCGAGTATCGTCGCAAACTCGAGTTTTGATCGAGTCATTAGTAAGTCTGGAGGACTTATTTACGCGACGCAGCCGCGCTAGCTTCTCAAATTGAAAGGGGTTTTGTGTGTACCGAGAGCCTGTGTGAACTCTGGGTTCCCTAGGACGTGCTGACGAATCATGGGCCATAGATTCGAACGGCTTGCGATGTTCGCGAGTGGCTCGAATTTACAATCGTCATTCTCATCGTAATTCTTACGAAAAGGAACCTGTGCCCCTTCCATCTTGTCCTTTTCCTCAAGGAACCGCTTGACGATATGGCGGTGCTCGATCGACGTCATGGGCATGTCGAATATGTACACGTGGTACACATTTACTACGTCAACCCCGTCCTCGATGTCTCGTGGTTCGGGGGTGTTCGTGATGAATTTGAAATAGGAGTAAGACCCCCTTTTCAAATTGATCATGCCTCGTGTTTCTTCTTCGAGTTCACGAACCGCGCAACGAAGCGGGTTGTAGACCTCTCGTCGGCGACACCCGCCGGTGACGAACGTCCATTCTTTGTAGCGCCTGTCGTGCACTATCAAAAAGTGTGGAACATCATTCACCGTGCTCACTGGAATCGCTATCGCTTTGTGCCTCTCGCGGGGGCCTCTGGGCGTCGTCATGGCGCCTCTCTGATATTTCCGAACCAAAATATTTGGTGATATTTCCCGTACGAGGGTTGTAAGTTATCAAAAACACGAGGCCGAGCAAGAGCAGCCAATGCCACAATTGCATGTTTAATTTTGGTCAGGTTTTTTCTAGTGGAAAAAACCGGGTTTAGTTCGCGTAAAGTAGCCCACCCAGACCGTTCTGGATCCGGAGCACGTTGTAGTTGACGGCGTACAGGTACGGTGAGGTGTTGGACCGGTCCGTCAGACCCAGCATACCACTGGGCAGCTGGGGATCGGTGACCAGGCGGAATGTGTCCAGGCGGGAGAAGTTGAGGGTGCCGGTCGGCTGGAGCTTGGAGGTGTCCAGGCAGTAGCTGATGATCGCCACGTTAGCCACCTGGTTATTGTGCATGTAACCGAAGGGCGTGTTGTAGTAGTGGGCTGCGTCCACGTAGGCCGGCAGGGAGCGGAACTCACCGACGTCCACACCGTTAATCTGGGTCTTGAGCACGTACCGAGAAGCCGCCACACTGCCTGCGCCGTTGGCGTAGATGGCCGGGTAATGGGCCGACGCGAAGGCCAGGAACTTGACCGGCTGAGCCAGAGCCAGCTCCTGAACTGGGTTGGACAGGATGGTCACACGGTTCACCTGGGTGATCAGGAGGTCCTGGGTGCCCTTGGCGAAGAAGTTGCGCTCAGTCTCGTCCAGGTAGACAAAGTTCGACCAGCACTGGAACATCAGGTCAGAGTACTTTACGGTCGAAGCGGCGGTCCCGTTGAAGAAGGAGACTACGGCGCGCTGTGGGACGCTGCGGTCGGCCTGCTGAGGGTAAGTCACAGTCACATTCTGACCAGAGACGGCCGAGACGTACGCCGGGCCAGTCACCGGCAGACCGGCCACGTACTGACCGATGGAAGGAACCGCCTGGACGCCCGTAGGGCTCGAGAAACTGTTGAACGTAATTGTAGCAGACGAACCTGTAAGCGTAGTCGCGTCCGTGACCTGCCCACTGACGGCCGGAGAGTACACATTTAGGGTCGTCCGGTAGGTCGCCGAGATGACGTTGGTATTGGCGGTGTTGGAGAAGGCCACCACGACATTCGAGGAAGAGTTGGACAGGGACTGAACAACCGCCACGTTCGTCTGCAGGTTGGCGGTGGGGGCCGTTAGCATCATACCCGGGAACAGAGGGCCGGTCGACGAGGTAAACACAATGTTGGCCGTGTTGGACGTCACGGCGCTGTCGGAAGACAGAGAGAAGGCCGTCCCCTGAGGCACCGAAAGGGAAGGCAGATTGGTCAGACCGAAGTTGACCGTCGAGCCCAGGCTCTGGGACCAGGTGATGCGCAGCTCGACGTCATGGAACTGCAGGGCCACCAGCGGCAGGGAAACCGACCAGTCCTTGCAGAAGAAGAACTTTAGGGGGTAAAAGACGTTCTTCTGGTTGGTCGGCGTCGACTGCGCCAGAGGCTGGTTGTTCAGGTAGCGCTGGGAGAAGTTCTGAGCGCCAGTCAGAGGCTCGATGTCGGTCGAGTACTCAAAGTCCTGGGTGTCGATAATCTGACCACCGATCATGAGCTCAACCTTATCGATCACATTGGACCAGTCCAGGTTGTTGACCACGGAGCCGTTGGTATCACGGGCCGTGAAGTACACGTAGCTTAGCAGATCGCCCTTCTTCTCGAAACGGATGGTCGAGATGCCACCTGCGGTCGGCTGGCCCTGGATAATCTGACGCTCGACGGAATGAGCATAGTGGGTATACCGGCGGTAGTTCGACCGGAAGAAAGAAACCTCGGGCTTACCGGTCAGCCACGCGTCCTGAGCACCAGTTGCGACGAGCTGAACGATACCTCCGCTCATTTTACAATTGGTCTAGATTATTTTAGACGACCGAAAGAGGCGGCTGGGCAATCGGATTTTTGTCGAGCTGCTGGATCGCCACATCCATCGCGGAATTGGTCGACCAAGGGTTGATGCGACCCTTTTTCTCATTGAATCTGTCGAATTCAGGACGCTGATACTGCTGGAACCGAGCACCGTCCATATGAGGAACCGGGAATGCCTTCGTCTCGGATCTGAGGGTTGTAGGAGCGCCTCCTTGGTTGATGGGATCAGTCCGGACGTTCATGCGTCCGGGCCCCTCGGGGCGGTTTCCACTCTCGCGGTAACCACTCGAGCGCGTCAGAGACTTGTCCGTGTAGGACGTCTCACCACCTGATGCGTAAGGCTGCGCCACATTGTACTGAGCTGGGCCGTTCTCAAGCCCGTCGGCACGGGAACCAGTCTCGTGACGGATGGTGGAGCGGCGTGTCTTGATGAAATCCGGGCGACCCTCGGGGCCAATGAGAGCACCACCCTGCCCCCCACCTTGGTTCTGGGCCGGAGGGCGGTACCACGCCTTGGTATCCTTGGCCTGCTGTGTGATCTCGCCGATGGTCGTCCCGCCGTTCTTGACGACGGCGTCGGATGGACCCGGCCGACCTTCGAGCATCGTAAGGCGCTCCTCGTTGATGTTGGTGGGAAGGACCCGGAAGAAGTCTTGGAAGCCTCCCGCCGCTGGGACGTCGGCAGCCACACCCAGACCCGGGCCCACGTTCTTGCGTTCGATGGGCTGGAGATTGTTCATCTTGTTCGTGATGTTCTGGCGGTTATACAGATCATATACGGGCTGACCAAAAGGAAAACGGCCTGCGTCCGGAGAGCGATCCTGGAGAGATCCTATCTCGTTCTTGGGGCCGAGGCGATTATCACCAACCCTGCGTCCAAGGTCCGGGGTCATAATTTTGAGATCAAAATAGTCCTTAGAGTGATCATGGGCATTCGCCATGAGATCAGTATCACGGCGAGTTATGGGTTTCGTGGTTGTCGACGAAGCCTGAGTAGCCTCGGCTTCCGCCGTGGAATTATCACTCAGACGCTTGCCGGCAAACACAAGACCGACGACGGCAGCAAGGGCCAACGGGTCCATGTTATTACTATTTACTTACTAAAATATCTCTGAACGAAACGAGTGTTCTGATCGTCGACGTACGTGCTGGTAGGATTCCAACCCATCACGCGCTGCGGGATGGTGACGTAGCTGTTGGGGAAGTCAAACGGCTTCTCGGTCCAGTTGGATTTCCACGCCGTCGTGGTCCGCTCGCGAATCATGCTTTCGACGTCGGTCTTGTCGGCCAGAACTACGGTAGCCGGACCCATCATCACACCCTCCTGAAGGACCAGTGGGCTCGTGTTCAGCCGAGGCATTATTAATGTAAGGCTCGAAAAAAAACTATAGATTTATTATAACAATGCCGTCTGCTCCTGCGGGTGGAGCTCGCGCATCACCCCGCCGCCGCGCGTCCGCGTCACCGGCGCGGGCCCGCCCTAGCCCCGGACGGCGTTCCGCCCCGGCCCGTCTCGGGTCTTCTGTGAATCCCATGTACCGCCGGGCAAAGTCGGCGTCCCCGGGTGTTCGGCACTGGAGCCCGGCGCGCGCTCGTGGTGCCCGCCGGAGCGCCCGTGCTGCTGGACCGGGTCGGCTCGCAAAGGGTCTCACCGGACTTTTGGCGTTACAGGCTGCCCTGATGGGCCGCAAAGTCAACACGCCCTATGTCGGCGCGCGGGGCAAGGCTCTGGCAGTCTGGCCCCTGGGCTCGGCTGTCCCTAATTCCGCGTATATGACGCGGACGATGGGCAGCCGCCACGAACTCGCCAAGTTTCCCGCTGTGGAGCGCGTTCGCATCCGACGCCCTCTGACGTGCGGTCGCAAGGCGTGTCCGGCCGGTCAGCCAAACCTGAGTTTGTACGAACCTAAAAGAATTCGGAGCCATATTTACGGTACCAAAGTGCCGCGCAAATTTGGAAACCGTCATCTTATAAATCTGCCTGTACCCGTCATCTCGGCGGCCAACGTCCTAAGATTCGAGGCTCAGGGATACCAGTTTCCCAAGAAGGTTCTTCAGCAAGCTCATATGGGTCTGCCTATTACATCGAATTTCAAGCCATCTAAAAGAACCCTCGAGGCACTGGCGAACAAGGATCCCCGCCTACTCCCTGCGCTTCTGGAGGCGAGCAAGCCCATCCCGAGCCGTTTTAGGCAACTCGCTCTCCCTTCGGGAGTCCAGCGCAAACTGGCCGCTCTGGAGGCCCGGGCGCGTACTGTAGCGATTTCTGGAACTGCAAAGGCTGTGGCCGCCCCATTTAAGGTGGCGGCCAAAGCCCGGAATTTGACTGGGCGCGCAGCAGTCTCAGTGGCCCGTGGCGCGCGCTACGCGGCGAGCCTTCCGGGTCGTGGCCGCCGCGCGATGATGCGTACTTTGACGGCTCAGGAACGTCGTCTGCCGAATTAACGGCCATTGCCTGCACGCATCTGAGGACGCTCTGGGAATGTAGAATAGAAACGATCAGGGTCACAAGCCTCACCACCCTGGTCCTTGCAGATCGGGGAGAAGGGCTTACCGTAGGCGCCCTGAGCGAATGCCGCCTGATCATTAGGAATGGTCGTTGAAGCGACCGTGTAAAAATTGCGTTCGGCGTCACGCTTGCGCTCGAACGGGTGAATATTGTTCCACTGTACGGCAACTTCCTGTCGCACACTAGGATACCACGCCGCGCTGGGGCGGTCTGGGTAATCGACGTAATCGGTCGGGAGGACGTTACCCATAGGGTTGTTGAACGACGGCATGTACACAGCCTCGCGGAAGGGACCTGGAGCGCGGCCATCACCCTGAGCCGGACGAAGCTTGCCGTCCTTTATCAGGTTTGCGTTGTACAGGTAGTAGAGGATAGCAAGGACCAGCACGGCCAGGGCGAACACGCGCGAGTCGCGATTTATGATGTAAATGAGTACTGATGCGTAAATAACAAATCTGGACGTTGCCGCTACGCGCTCGCGGGCCGACTGCTTGGCGGTCGGCCAGAACTCGAGGAGTTTGTCGTTGCGAAAAATCTCTCGCGGGTCCATTCTGTAATAGTCTGAGAAATTACTTCTTTCGGCCCTTGGACTTGGCCTTGGGCCGGGGTGCCTGCTGCTGCTGGAGACCGCCGCCGAGTAGGGCCGCGAGCCCACCACCGCCCGCACC